AACTTTATAGTCTCCTCAAGTTCTTGAAAACCTTTTTGGAGTTCCTTTGCTTTATTTTGAGCGTCTGTAATTCTATTTAACCGAAATTGTTCTTCTATTGTTTGAGTACATGTGGGGCATACCGTATTTTCATTAAAAAATCTATGCTCTTTAGTAATAGAAGATACTTTTTGGGAGATTTTGCCTTTGAGATTGTTGAGTTTTACTAACTTATCTCCGGCACCAATAACTTCCTCTTGCTCTTTAGTATAAGAAAAAATCTTTTCTTCTGTCTTGGCATTTTCATTCATATAAATGCCAACTTCCGCATCCAAATTGGCAATCTTTTCTTTATTGGCATTAATATTGGCATTACCACGATTTTCGAGTTCTTCAATAAAACTCTGTTGCATCTTCATCTTGTCCTTAAGAGTTTCTTTCTTAAGTTCAAGAGATTTAATTTGTTCTTTCTTTTCACGAATCTTATCTTTAACAATATTATTCATTGCAGAAAAAATACGAATATCTAAAAGATCTTCGATTACTTCTCGACGATGTGCCGTTGCTAATTGCATAAAGGGAACAAAAGTACTCGAACCCAAAATTACAATTTGAGTAAATGATTTATAGTTTACCTTTAAAATATTTTCTTCAAGAATTTTTTGATTAGCCCTATCATCTGCCTCCTTGTGCAAAGGATTACCATTAACTTCTATATCAAAAATATTTGGTTTAATTCCTCTACGAACAAGATAATTTCTAGTGTTAACAGAAAATTCAATTTCAACTAAGCAATCCTTTTCATTAACACTATTGACTAATTGTGGTTTATTAATTTTACGAAAGGGTTTATTGAACAAACCAAAAGTTAGTGCATCAAGAATTGTTGATTTTCCAGAACCATTTGTTCCAATGATTAAATTTGTATTATTTTTTTCAAAATCAACTTCTGTCCACTGATTACCAGTGGAGAGAAAATTTTTCCATCGTATTTTATGAAATGTTATCATTACTAAGATTTTTAGGAGGTATTACAATATCATTTGGAGTTATGATTGCATATTTGTAATTATATGCCTTACAAGTTCGTATTGCTGCAGAATCATCAACTTCTACAACGTCCATCTCTGGGTGATCATCGTCTTCGAGCAAAAGAGCATATCGAGTAGCATCATCCTCTTCTTCAAAAAGAAACAGAACTTTTTCTCCGTAGTTATTCGGAACTGCAAAAGCTCCGTCTTCTTTTTTTCCCTTGAGAGTTAAAAGATACATTATTCGATTAAACAGGCTTCTTTATAAATTTCCTGAAAAATATTTTTGATGAGAGATTTATCAAATGAAATTTCCGATTCATCAATATATCTATTTAAAATAGACATAGTATTTTCTTCTTCAGTAATTTCAAAATCTTCACTTACTTGAATTTCAAAATTTTCAATAATTTTTAAATCTTGAACACCAGCATTATAGAGTTTATCAATAAATTTTTCAAAATCTTTGGGTTTTGTTTTTTTACGAACAATTACCTTGACAATTTTATTTTCATACTCACGAGTATCAAATAAACGATAATTTGTATCTTCGTAGTAAATGTTATAGAATAATTTATAAGGATTATTAATTGGAGTTAATTCCAAAGTTTCAGTATCAAGAATATGAAACCCTCTCGTATCATTCACATCATTCCAAAACATTTCATATGTATTTCCCAAATAAAAGATTTTTCCATCATTTGAACGAGTATGATAATGTCCAGAAAAAACTCTGTCAAATTTACCAAAAACATTTGCATCCATTCCATCTGACATTAGATGACCTTTATATGGAGAAAACCCATTTAATTCAAGATGCCCTGCTGCAATTTTAGCTTTAGTAGATTTAATCAAATTTTTAGTCTTTTCTTCATTCTCAGAACAAATCCAAGGAATAAACAGTATATCAATATTTCCAATTTTAACAGTTTCTGGATCAGAATATGTTTTAATATTTGGATAATCCTTTAATAAAAGTTCTGGAGAATTAGTTTGATTTGTATTTTTGTAATAACAATCATGATTACCAATGATCATGTGCACTTGATACTTTTTAAGTGGTTCAAAAACCACTCTCTTTGCCCAATCTAAACTTTGATAATCAATTGATTTTCGACTGTCGAATGCATCACCTAAATGAAGAACTGTAGTAATTTGGTGTTCTTCTAGTGCAGGGAAAAAAATATTTTTATAAAACAGTTCAAAATAATCATGCAGATACTTTGATCCCTTACGAGCACCATAATGAGTATCAGTCAGAATTGCAACTTTCATTTCGATTCATTAAAAACTGTTTTACCATAACGGGTCACGGCAGTCCAAGATTTTGAACAACTAATACAAGTAACTACAGAGGTATGAATATTTCCGTCTGGATTAATATTTTTACCTTTTTTATCATAGATTGGTTGATAGTAAGAACAAGTTATTTGCCCACCACTATTTGTAAATCTACAATCATCTCTATCGCATTGTGGGTTTGGGTTCATCGATTAGATTTTTGATGAATGTTGTCTTTAATGGAATTATAGTCGGAACTGTTACCAAAAAGCAAGCCCTCATCAACCATCATAACCTCATCGTAACCAGTTCTTTCAATAATTTTTGTTTTAATGTCTAACTGCTTTTTCTCTTTTTGAATTCTTCTCAAAAATGCGTAGTGAATAATTTGAGTAAAATATGCAAAAGGATTTTTTGACTTTTCAGGATCGAAATTATGAATATATTGAACGCAATTTTCAATCCCATCAGAAATCATGTCTTCTCTAAACATGTAATTAACAAAATTGGGTTTGTATGAAAGATGAGTAGCAATTTTTAAAAAGCATTCACCAAGGTAACTTGGAATTTGTGGTTTACCTTCCCAATGTTTTGATCTATCTTCTCTTGTTGGGTTTCGATCATATTTTTTAACAAATGAAGATTCTACCTTTGAGCGATAGACAATCATTGCTTCTAGCAGTTCTTTGTTGTTAACATAATGTTCAGATTTTTTCTTGGACATGACATTTTCTTATTGTTTTATCTTGGTTTATATTATAACACAATCAAAAAGGCTTGACAACTGCCGTAAATATGATTAGACTAGGTTTGTCAGATTGAAAGATAAATTATAGCTAAGTATCTTTAAGAAGCTTCTCAAGACGTTCACGTGCTTCTTGTACTGAAGAAATATATCCCATTTGATTCGAAAGTTTTACTTTACCATCTTTATCAACCATATTATCAGAATCATCATTCAAATATCTGTTGTAAATTTCAATGGTTGATTGATCGGTAATTTCTGTCATTGTTATAACTTTATCAAGTTTAATCATAAAGAAATCGTCATTTGGAATCTTCATCCATGGATTTACCTTAATAAAGGATCCCATGGGTGTCTCCATTATTTCAATTATAATAGGACTTTGTAAAATGATAATAGGATCTCCATCATTTTCATCGATCATAATCAATGAAAATATTTCTTCTCCTGATACTAGTTTTAGTGAGCAGTAGAATTCGTCTCCCATTATTTTTTAAGTTTAATGTTTACAATTTCATAATTAAAGTTCTCTTCATTATACACTTTTATTCTTTCAATTAAATGATTTAGTGTATAATTTTTTCTTGATCTATAACTAATATCATCAGCAATGTCATACAGAGTTGCCTTTGTTTTTTGATCTCCTTTTCTCAAAACTCTTCCGATTGATTGGAGATTACGGATTCTAGACTTTGAAGGTGAAGCAAAAATAACATTATGTAAATTTTTAATGTTTATTCCTGTGCTAAAAGTACCGTATGATGCCACTATGATCGCATTATTTTCTTTTTCGGTAATTTCTCTAACCTTTTCTCGGTCTTCGACATCAACTCCACCATGAACAAAGAAAACATTTTGACCATCAGATTTATTGTTATTTATGAGTTCAAAAAGAGGTTGTCCGTGTGCTTCAACACGATTAAAGAGAATTAATGTATTACCTTTTAAATCTAGAGATAAGTTTTTAATAAATCTATTTCTTTGCTCATGTCCAATAATATATTGAATTTCATCTTCAAATGTTTCAAACTTGTTTGGAGGATGTTGCAGTAATAATATTTTTATGTCCAGTTTTGCCAAATGACCCTTTTGCATCAACTCATCTGTTTTGATGATTTTGTATGAAGGACCAAACAAACCTTCTAAAACCCACTTGTGAGTTTGAGTTCCATCCAGTGTTCCAGTAAAACCGTAACGATATTTTGCATCAGAAAGTTTTGTCATTATAGATACTAATGACTTCGATTTAAACTGGTGAGCCTCATCTCCTACTACCACATTAAATCTTGAAAAATATTGACGGGGAAGTTTGTAGATAGACTGCCAGGTTGTGATAATCACCTGAGATTCCGTTTCTCTTTCTTTACCCGCATATATTTTGTGGCAAAATGAACCCACGTCCCACCCATAATCTGCAAAGTCTTTATACATCTGCTCTACAAGGGATGTCGTCGGAACGACTATCAGAGTATTTTGTCCTTTCTCA